ACACGTATTACCTACTGCCAAAGACAACTAGAACAAAGGGATGAACCCTTGGAGTTACACCGCATACAAGGTGAAATCAAAGCATTACGTAGCTTAAAGATGCTTCGTGATAAAGTTAACAACTCTAAGACGGAGACATTCTAAATGGATAAGATGTACGAAGACGGTGGTTTAGCCACTGATGGTATGAGCGTAGACCCTGTATCAGGGAACGAAGTACCTTTAGGTTCTAACGCTGAAGATGTAAGAGACGACTTAGACGCTAAGCTGTCTCCTGGTGAATACGTGGTGCCTGCCGATGTGGTAAAGTACTTTGGTGTAGCTCACTTTGAGAAGCTTCGGGACAAAGCTAAGGCTGGTATGGAAGGTATGGCAGAAGATGGTCGTATCGGTGGTGACAGTGTTGACGTTTCAGCAGACGAACTAGAGATGGCTGAAGGTGGTGTTGTCGAAGGCACTGACATTGACAACCTTGTTAATAGAGTTAGAGCTGCAGCAGAAGCTGACCCTTCTATTGTTAATATGCTAAAGTCTAAAGGTATCTTTGTTCAAGCACCACAAGTCGGTGATGTAGAAGCTCCTTCCGCTACCCCAGCTAATGTTGCCACACAGGCTAACGTTCCTGGTTTTGCTGAAGGTGGTTTTGCTGATGGTGCCCCAGGTCGTAGTGCTTTTAACCCAGCTGACTACCAATTGGGATTCTCTATTGAACCTCCTAAAGGTTCTCAGAATACCCAAGGTACAGCACCTGTGTGTCCAGAGGGATACGCTTGGGACCCAAAGACTAAGGTGTGTATGCCCAAGGCGGTTAAGGCTCCAGCAGCAACTCCAACTCAGTCTACTACTAGCTCACGTAACCGTGACGGAGGCAGCTCAACATCTAACAGAGCACCTCAAGGCGACCCTAACTCTTGGATGTCTAAGTATAACTACGACGACCCTGACGAGTTGTTTAAGCAGTCAATGGAAGCTGTAGCTACGTCTGCAACCGAGGCTAAAGAATCCAAGGGTCTTATGGGCCGAATGGGTGATAGCTTACTGTCTGGTAACGGTTTACTTGGCGGTGTCCTCGGTGGTGGCGGTGGGCTCGCAGGGGGTTTACTGACTGGCGCCCTTGGTAAGTTTATGTCAGCTACTAACTCAGCTCAGGTGTCTGCTAACGTTATGGCTCTTGAAGCTATGGGTAAACCAGAGCTAGCTGCTCAGCTTAAAGCTCAGGTAGGTCTTTATGACTCTGAAGCTGGACTACCTAAGGTACTCGGCGGTATGTACGACGGTGATAAACTGTTTGAGAGCCTTGAGACTACTAGAGGTTCTTTCTCACCAGTACAAGAAGGTATGACAGCTACGACTACACCTGGACTAGGTACACCAACAAAGTCCTCAAGACCTTCAGACGGTAGTGCAGGTCGTAACGTTACAAATACGGTAAACCGTGTTATGAACTCTAGTTCGAGTAAGAAGGACAAGGATCGTAACGGCGGTGTGAGCTACAACCGTGCTACTTCAAGTGACGGTAACACTACTGTATCTAGAGCTACTGGCAGTACAGCACCAACTAGTTCTTCTAGACCACAAGCAAGGAATGTCACTCAGACAAGAGCGAACACTCCACCACCTTCGGTAAGCTCTTCTAGGCCTTCGAGTTCTGCAAGAGACAGAGCACAGAGGGCTGCTGATAGAGATGGTCAAAAGATGGCTACAGGTGGCCGTGCTAAAGGTGGCTTAATGAAGAAGCCCACTAAGTAATAAAGAAGTGTGGCAGCTAAGACACACGAGGTTGCCACACCCCGTACTACCTAATAATAATAAGGCTACTCAGCATAACGCTGGCCCCAACGCTAGTAAATCTAGCACATAAAGGAACTACCTAAATGGCTACTCAAGATATCGTTAAAGATGCAAACCCTAAAGCTAAAAGCTATGTCGATCGTGGTGCTAACTACTCCGCTAAGCAAGCCAAGCTTGATAAGGAAGAAGCAGAACTAGAAGAGCTTATGAAAGCCCAGTACAGTACAGACGAGGATCAAGAAGACGACCAAGATGACGAGACACAAGAAATAGAGTACGAACCTGAGGCAAAGTTTGAAACCGAAGCAGAAGACGAGGAGTCTGATGAAGGTCTTAGTCGTGAGGAAAAGTCCTTTAAGAAGCGCTACGGAGACCTGCGTCGCCATATGGCAGACAAAGAGAAGGAATGGAAGTCCAAACTAGCGGAGTCCACTACAACTTCTACAGCTATCAGAGCCCCTAAGTCTGATGAAGACATCGAAGCTTGGGCGGCTAAGTACCCAGACGTAGCAGCTATTGTTGAGACTATCGCAGCCAAGAAGGCTAACGAGAAGTTTGCTACAGCTGAAGGACGACTCAAAGAGTTTGATGAAGCTAACTACGAAGCTTCGCGTACTAAGTCTGAAACAACTATTACTAAAGCTCACTCTGACTTTGCTGAACTCCGTGAGTCTGATGCTTTCCATGACTGGGTAGACACACAGCCTAAGGTAGTCCAGGACGCTCTCTATGAGAACTCTGACGACCCAGCGAGTGTCATCCGTGTCATTGACCTGTACAAAGTTGATAATGGTCTCACACCTTCCGCTAAGAAGACTCAAGCTAAGGATGCAGCTAAGACTGTTTCTAAGCGTACTCGCACCCCTGTTGATGACGACGGTGCTGGTTCTAAGATTAGAGAATCCGATGTAGCTAAGATGTCTGACAAGCAGTTCGAGGACCGCTACGATGCGATTCAAGAAGCTATGCAATCTGGGAAGTTCGTTTACGACGTTTCAGGCAAAGCAAGATAATACCAATACTTAAAATAGACCTTGACACAAAGGTTTAAGTATGTTATAACTGTAGGAGTTTGATAGGCCCCTCTCTGAGGATACCCTACGGACCCCTACAGTAGCCCTTTTGGGTCACTACTGAACACTCATAATCTATAAGACTTACCTGATTAAGTACAGGCCCTACAGGACGATGCCGCAAGCTGACCCCTTAGCACCCTAGAAATGTATCAGCCTCTTAGACGGATTGTAAAGGTTCTCTTAACTGAGACACATCTCCCAACTACTACATAACCAAGAGACTTGTGTCTTTACTTATCAAGCCCAACATCCTTGGAGGATATTTCAATGGCTTTTCAATCAGCTGCCGGTCACGGCAACCTACCTAACGGTAACTTCTCTAGTGTAATCTACTCGAAGAAAGTACAACTTGCTTTCCGTAAGAAGGCGCTTACAAACGACATCACCAACTCCGATTACTTCGGTGAAATCTCTGCACAGGGTGACACTGTTAAGATCATCAAAGAGCCAGAAATCTCTGTATCCTCGTATGCTCGTGGTACACAGATCGCAGCTCAAGACCTTGACGACGAGGACTTCTCGTTGGTCATCGACAAAGCCAACTACTTTGCTTTCAAGATCGACGACATCGAAGAAGCACACAGCCACGTAAACTTCATGGACCTTGCAACCAACCGTGCGGCTTACCGCTTGGCTGACCAGCTGGACCAGGAATGCCTCGGCTACCTCTCCGGTTACAAGCAGACTGCAATCCATGCAAATGGCGGCGCTGTTAATGACCAAGTAAATGGTACAAAAGCTGTATCGACTGCTGGTTCCGATGAACTGTTGGCTTCGATGAAGTTGATTAAAGGTTCGTTTGGTAACATCACAACTTCTTCTGCTGGTGATCACTCGACACCTGTTGCTGCTCGTCTCCCAGGTGCAACTGCCCTGCCGACAGCTACAGTATCTCCTGTCATGTTGATTAACCGTATGGGTCGTTTGCTTGACCAACAGAACGTTGACAAAGATGGACGTTGGATCGTCATCGACCCAATCATGATGGAAGTCTTGATGGACGAAGATTCACGTTTCTTGAACGCTGACTACGGCGATTCAGGTGGTCTGCGTAACGGTCTTGTTATGAGCAAGTGGAATGGTTTCCGCGTTTATGTATCCAACAACCTGCCCGTCATTGGTGATGGTGCTGGTAAGAACGGTACAGCCAACCAGAACACAGACTATGGTGTTATTGTTGGTGGTCATGATTCTGCTGTAGCAACTGCTGAGCAAATCAACAAGACAGAAACCTACCGTGATCCAGACAGCTTTGCTGACATCGTTCGTGGTATGCACTTGTACGGTCGTAAGATTCTGCGTCCAGAAGCCCTTGTAACTGCTAAGTACAACTTGGCTTAAACCTAATGAGGTACCTAGGGAAACCTGGGTACCTACTTTACTAAGTCATATCTTTGAAAGGATTTTACAAATGGCTCTCTCACAATCCCTGAAAGCTAAACCAATCATGGTTGAAGCTTATGCAACACTCGGTACCGCGTCTGGTACGACTGTTGGTCCTGCTGTTCCAGCAAACTGTATGGTTGTTTCTGCTGGTATTGAGTTCATCACTGCTGCTGGCTCCGCTGGTACTTCGGCTACTGTGGCTGTTGGTGATGGTGTTACTGCTAACTTGGCAGCTGTAACCATGCAAGGCAAAGCTGCTGGCACCATTCTTGGTGGCGTAGTTCCTAGCTTTGTATCTACTGCTGATACCATCGACGCTGTTCTTGCTGTTTCGGGCTCCGGTCTTGTTGCTGCTTCTGTCCGTATCTGGGCCGTAGTCGTTGACTGTAACCAGAATACTAAAGCTGCTGCTGAAGTAGACCGCGACACACTCGCATAAACTACCTTTGGACTACCCCAGGTTAAACTTGGGGTAGTCCCTTTCCGTTCCACCATAAGACAGAGGATTACCAGAATGGCATACGACTACCTAGGTCTTGTGAACGATGTAAACGGTAGAGTCAATGAGACTCCCCTTACGTCTTCTAACTTTACAGCTGCAGTAGGTTTTTACTCTACAGTTAAGACAGCTATAAACTCGTCTATCCGTGACATTAACCAAGAAGCATTTCAGTGGCCACATAACCATGTAACCTTCAATGAGACACTCACTGCTGGTACGAGCCGCTACCCTTTTCAGACAGACACTAAGATCATTGACTTTGGCACCTTCCGTATCCAGGAGGATGAAGCCTTAGGTAACAACACACAGTTACTTAATCAAATGGACTATGATGACTACTTGAACAAGTACATCTACTCTGAGTACACAACTACCACAACAGACCGTGGTGTGCCCCGTTTAATCATTCAGGCACCCAACCTAGCCTACGTTGTCTACCCGTCCCCTGACAAGGCTTACACGCTCTCCTACGAGTACTTTAAGTTGCCTATCGACCTAGAGGTCAGCACAGACGTTCCATCTTTCCCTGTAGCCTTTAGACATGCTATTGTAGAAGGTGCTATGGTACACGCTTACAACTTCAGAGGTGACACTGAGACAGCCGACCGTCTTCAAGTAAAGTTCAAGGACAGTATCAAGAAGTTGCGTACTATCTACGTTAATAATGACTACACCTACGTTCGTGATACTCGCATCCAGAGAAACACTAATGGTATGTCTAGCAGTTCCAGGGTTGTGTCATAATGGCTACACGTTGGGATACATTCCCTGTTCAGCTAACTGGTGGCCTTGTATCTAGCATGTCTAGACTACAACACGGTCTTCAGCAACCTGGGTCAGCTAGAGTGTTAGAGAACTTTGAGCCATCCACCAAGGGTGGCTACCGTCGTATTAACGGCTTTACTAAGTTTGAGGATACGATTGTTCCTCCCTATGGTGAAGTAGTGGTTCAAGGGTCCGGTCAAACAGGAACAACTCTCTTTGTGGCAGACACCCACGAGACTCCCGTTATCGGTGACACACTGACAGTCTCTGGTGTGACAGGTACTTACCTTGTTTCGTCTGTGTCCTTTGTAGAAGCCAACAAGTCCTCTACTTTAACTTTAACTACTAGCTTAGCTTCTAGCCCAGACGATAAAGCGTCTATCACATTTGTTACAGGTCAGTCCCGTATTGAAGGTGTTTGGTACTCAAGTGCTGAGGCTAAGTCCTACGCTCTTCGTGGGGGTGCTCTGTGGTCTAGCTCAGGCTCTGGTTGGTCTAAGGTCAACACACCTGTATACGGTACCACACTGGTAGCCACAGGCTCTCAGACGGGTACTACCTTAGACATAGACGGTATTGCAGTCGACACCTACGTACCCCAAGCTGGTGACACCTTTAATATTGCTGGTGTTGAGAAGTTGTACACCGTGTTAACTAACACAACTTCTTCCTCTGGTGCAGCTACCCTTTCAATTGATCCAGCTCTTTCTTCTTCACCAGACGATAACGCAGTAGTTACTTTTGTTAGTTCTTCTCATACAGACGCTACTAAGGTTCGTTTCAAAGAGTTTAACTTCAATGGTGTATTCAAGACTGTAGTTGTAGACAGTAAGAACAATCCTGCTGTATTCCACGGTACGTCCTATAAGACCTTACAAGGCAGTGTAGACGTTACAGGTGCTAACTTTGCAGAGACTTATCAAGATCATTTATTCTTTGGTAAAGGTGACTTAGTTTCTTTTACTGCACCATTTGATGAAGAAGACTTTACGTCAGCTAACGGAGCTGGTAACTTTAGAGTACCTTCTAATCTGACAGGTGTTATAACATTCCGTGAACAGTTAGTTGTATTCTCTCAGACAGACATTCGTAAGCTGTCAGGTACATCACTCGCTAACTTTAGTCTATCAGCTATTACCAGCGACGTAGGTTGTGTATCTGGTGATACAGTACAAGAAGTAGGTGGTGACATCCTATTCCTTGGACCAGATGGTGTACGATTCTTAGGTGCTACAGAACGTCTTGGTGACTTTAACTTGTCACTAGCTTCACGTCAGATTCAAGACGACTTCAAAGGTTTTATTGTAACAGGTACAGAGTACTGTACTTCTGTTGTTCGAGAAAAGAACCAGTACCGTGTCTTTAGCTTCTCCCCTACTACAAACAAACAGAACACAGTAGGCTACATCGGAACACAGTTTCAAGATCAGAATGCACAAAGTATTAGCTGGGGTCAGACTAAAGGTATTAAAGCCTACCGCTCTTGCTCTTCTTACCAAAACGATGAAGAGATACTTTTGTTTACCAATGATGACGAGTACGTGTACCGTCTTGAGTCAGGTAATGATTTTGATGGAGTAGCTATTACTTCTGCTTATCACACCCCTTTTATGGCGGTAACAGACCCAACGATGCGTAAGACAGCCTATAAGGTTGACACTTACTTTGACCCAGAAGGTCTTGTAACAGGTACTCTTACACCTCGTTACGACTTTAATAAACCAGGTAAGATTCAACCCAATGCTGTTCCTCTAACAGGGGGTGGTGCTTTCTCCTTCTACGGAACAGCTAGGTACGGAACGAGTCTGTACGGTGGTAATCCTGATACGTTCCTTGAAAGACAAGTTGTAGGTTCTTTCTTTACAATAAGCCTGCAGTACGTGTTTGATGGTGGGCCTCCCTTCGTGTTAGACACAGCAATTATAGAATACTCAACAGAGGATAAGAAGTAATGGGAACCGGATATGTACGTATTGATACGTCAAACAACATTGCAGACGGAGGTGTCATTGATGCTTCTGACCTTGATGGTGAGTTTAATGCTCTTGTAGAATCTTTTAGTCAGACAGTAGGTCACACACACGATGGTAGTACCGCTGAGGGTGCCCCTGTAACTGTCTTGGGCCCTGCTCAGGAGTTTGTTGGGGACGCCTCAGGTCTGTTTCCAAAGACAACTAATACCTACACGCTAGGTAAGGCCGGTGCCACCTTCTCTAACATCTTTGTTGAAGTTGTAACACTTGCTGATGGCGCTATTACAGCAACAGCAGCTGAGATAAATAAGTTAGATGGTGTCACTGCTACTACTGCTGAATTAAACTTACTTGATGGACAAGACCAGACTCTTGCTACAACAGACAGTGCTACCTTTGTAAACGTAACCGCGACAGGAAACGTTGTAGTAACTGGTACTGTTGATGGTAGAGACGTAGCTGCTGACGGTACTAAGCTAGATACACTTGAAACAGGTGCCACCTCAGATCAAACAGCTGCTCAGATTAAAGCTGCATATGAAGGTGAAGCCAACGCTTTCACGGATGCTCAGTTTACTAAGTTGAGTAACATCGAGACAGGTGCTACTGCTGACCAAACAGCTGCTCAGATTAAGACTGCCTACGAAGGTGAAGCTAATGCCTTTACAGACGCTCAGTTTACTAAATTAGGTAACATCGAGACAGGTGCTACCGCTGATCAAACTGGTTCGCAGATCAAGTCAGCCTATCAGTCCCAGACTAACGCCTTTACCGATGCTCAGTTTACTAAATTAGGTACAGTTGAGACTAATGCTGACGTAACTGACACAGTTAATGTAACCTCTGCCGGTGCGTTGATGGACAGTGAAGTTACTAACCTTGCTGCTGTAAAGGCATTTGATACTACTGACTACGCTACAGCTACACAAGGTAGTACAGCAGATAGTGCATTGCAACCTGATGGTGATGGTTCTGGTCTCACAGGTATCGTTGCTGGTTTAGCTTGGTCTAGAAAGACTTCTAATTACGCCTCTGCTAACAATGATGCTATTATAGCTGATACCTCTGGTGGCGCGTGGACACTTACGCTGCCAGCATCTCCTGACATTGGTGACTTAGTTCGTGTTACAGATGGTGCAGACTGGGCAACAAATAACCTGACAGTAGCTCGCAATGGTTCTACTATTGAGGGTGATGCTGCTGACATGGCCATGAACATTGGTGGTGTGTCTGTTGATTTTGTGTATGACGGTAGCACTTGGCAGTTATATGCACAGGTAGGTGTTAGCAGTGGTGATGTGGTTACTGAGACTGGCACTCAGACGCTTACTAATAAGACATTAACCTCTGTGGTGATGGACGGTACACCAACTGCACCTACTGCTACTGCTGCAACAGATACAACACAAGTTGCTACTACTGCATTTGTGCGAGATGCGGTACCAAATGTATTAAATGCGGCTGGCTCTGCTCCTATTTATGCTTGCCGCGTTTGGGTCAACTTTAACGGCGAGGGTACAGTTTCAATTCGAGGGTCAGGTAATGTTGACAGCGTTGTTAGAGTGACAACAGGTAACTTCCAGGTGAACTTCACAGTAGATTTAGAAGACGTTAATTACGTTGTGCTGGGTCAATTTAACAACTCTAATAACTTAACAGGCGGGCGTACTTACGCACAGAACGTGGATAGTGTTATAATGCGTAATTCTACCAGTAACAACTCGACTACTGACAGCGGAGAGCTGGGTTTGGTGGTAATAAGGTGAAGGATGATACAATGAATAAAGTGGTTATTTACCAAAGCGACACTGGTGGAGTCGCTATACTAACTCCATGTAATCCGAACAAGACGATCAAAGAAATCGCAGATAGAGGCGTACCTAAAGGTCGACCGTATAAGATTATAGACGCTTCGGACCTGCCAACAGACTACTCACGGTTTGACCAGTGGACGGTCGATGTAGCGGATTTAACTGATGGAGAAGGCGCATGATTATCAAAGTTCCTGTTCAGACAGATGCTGACAAACTGAAGTACAACAGATCACAGATGACCTGCACGTCTCTCCAAGGTAAGATCGCATTGGGTTTAGATGCTTGGACTAAGGTACTCGCGTACCGTGATGAACCTGAGACACCTTTCTCTGTCAAAGTAACTATTGACGACAGCCCTAAGTGGACTCGCCTTAGTCAAGACATATCTCTCATTGGTTGGGCTTTGGATTACACAGATGAACAAATGGATGAACTGTTTGTTAAGGCAATGAAGATCAACGGAGGAGAAGTCTAATGGCAAATCTATCAGACAAAGTTGCACCTTCGGGTGTAGCTCTTTTGTCCGCTTTAATACCCCCTACTGTCACGTACTTAACTTCAGGTACATCAGCTACTTATACAACTCCCAACAACGCAAAGGTTTTATTTATTGAGGTCTTTGGCGCAGGCGGTGGTTCTGGTGGCGTTGACGGTCAAGGAAATGGCACGGTTGCGCAATCCCGCGGCGGTGGGGCGGGGGGTTACTTGCAAAAGAGAATTGCAGCCCCGAATGCGACTTACACCTACACAGTTGGCGCGGCAGGCTCGGTGGGTGCGGCTGGCGATAATGACGGCGGCATGGGTGGCACAAGCACATTTACAGACGGCGCAAGCATAAATCTTAGTTCTATGGGCGGCGCTGGCGGGAGTGGTATGTCAGGAACGTCAGGCAACAGCATAGGTGAAGGGCCACTTGGTGGGACATCCAGTGGCGGTGACTTGAACATTGCGGGCAACCCAGCGGGACCGCGTGCGATTGTTAATGGGGAGAGTGCGTGCCTATCTAACGGTGGGTCAAGTATGTTGGGCGCAGGCGGAAATAGCAATGCTGGTGGTGTTGGAGGCGCAGGGCTTGGTTACGGTTCGGGGGCTGGCGGGAGCGGGTCTCGTAACGAAGCCACTAACTACGCCGGTAACACAGGGGCAGGTGGTTTGATTAAGATTACGGAGTTCTACTAACATGAACAGTAACTACTCAGAAACCCGTGTCATCGGCTTCAAACGCCTATGTGTATTCCTATCCCTAGCAATTGTAGTTCTCCCAGTGTTCATCCTGTACAGTGGTGTCTATTGGCTCAAGCGTAACAATTGGCACACAGGTTGGCGCTGGTGTGTTATCGCCCTACCAGTTGCAGCCTTCGTTGTAATCAACACGATCCACAACTGGACAGTTTGTACAATTCTATTCTGTGAGTTTCCTAGAGAGTTTCAAACAACTACACGACTAAGACGTATGAAGAACAACCCTGACCCGTCTAAGCGTGAATTAGCTGATCTTATGGGTGGTTTCCTCAATAGCCAAGACCCTAATCATTATTAAGTAGTAGAAGTTACTTTATACTTGACAAGACCTCAAAGAATGTGTATAATAAACTTATAGTTCCCCTCCGGTATATACACAGGTACCTTATAGTAATAAGTGTATATACAACAGCTATACTAATCTACTACATACTCCTGATACCTATCTCTCTTAGACTAGAGAGTACAAGAAAACATACAGAGCTATCTGGAACCACCTTGCTGGTCCACTTCCGAAGGTTCTACTACAAGAACAAGTTACACAAAAGGACGTTCTGAATATGTACAACCCATTTATGCCTAATA